ACCCTACAACAGCTTTTGAGATATTAGCTGAAAATGGCGATTACTTACAAACTGAAAATAATGAATTTATAATAATAGAATAAAAATAAAAAAATGGCAAATAAAAAATTTAGTGAATTTACTTTAAAAACGGATTCGGCAAATGTCGATTTTGTTGTAGGTTATGACGGAACAGACAACGTTAGAATTGCGCCCTCAAATTTAAGTAGTGGTGGTGCATCAGACTTAAATGGTTTGAGTGATTGCTTAGTTGATACTGATTCTTTATATGTAGGAGAAGTACCAGCTGGGTTGAGTGGTAATCCACAAGATAATACTATTTTAGGTATTAGAGCTGGAGATTCTTTAACTTCTGGCGATAGTAATACTTTAATAGGAAATAACGCTGGAGATTCGATTACAACTGGAACAAATAGCGTTGCGGTAGGAATGGATGCTTTAGCTGGTACATCAACTGTTGGTAATAATGTAGCAGTAGGTAAAAATGCTTATAAAGTTGGTACTGCTGCTAATAATGTTTATGTTGGTTATGACGCTGGTTCTGCAGCAAATACTGGTTCATATCAAATAGGTATAGGTGTTTCCGCTGGAAATTCTAATACTGGTTCTGGTAGTATTTCAATAGGGTGGTTTGCTAATAGAAATAATACAGCAAGTAGAACAATAGCAATAGGTTATCAAGCTGGTTATTCTCAAACTTCTGGAAGTGATAATGTTAATTTAGGTTCTCAAGCTGGATATTCTAATACAACAGGTGGTCAAAGAACTTGTATTGGTGCGAATGCTGGTAAAAATAACACTGGCGTTAGTAATACTTTTATTGGTAGAAGTGCTGGGTCTGTAGCTAGTGTTAATTCATCTAACGTTGTTGTAGGGGCAAATTGTATGGCTTTTGGCGCTATAGGTTCACAAAACGTAGCTATAGGAATGCAAGCGGCTCAAAGTGCAACAGGTAATTATAATGCAATAGTAGGTATGCAAGCTGCGCAATATATGACAAGTGGAAGTAATAACACTGCTTTAGGTTTTGAAGCAGGAAGGAATATAACAACTGGTGGCAGTAATGTTGTTATAGGGTATCAAGCTGGAGATAATTTAACTACTGGCTCAAATAATATACTTATTGGATATGGTGCTACTGCCTCATCTGTTAGTGTTTTAAACGAAATTACTTTAGGTGATGCAAATATAACAGCCTTAAGGTGTCAAGTTCAAACAATATCAGCCTTATCGGATAGTAGAGATAAAACTAACGTACAACCTTCAACTTATGGATTAGATTTTATTAATAAACTAAATCCAGTAACATTTGATTGGAATATGCGAGATGGTGCAAAAGTAGGCGATAAAGATTTAGGTTTTATTGCTCAAGAATTACAAGAGGTTGATGATGAAAACTTACAACTTGTTTACGCTAATAATCCAGATAGACTTGAGGCAAGTTACGGAAGGCTTATACCAGTTTTAGTAAAAGCAATCCAAGAATTGAAATTAGAATTAGATAACTGTAAAAATTGCAAATAATGTATAGAAACGTAATAACAACAGAAAACACAGAGGAAAGCCACAAAGAGGTAATTACTTCACAGATACCAGACCAATTAAGTCAATTAGGTGCTGATGAAAATGTAGAAGCAATTAAAGAGCATTTTAAGTGGGTTTTAGCAAATGACTTTTATAAAGATGAGTTAAGCGCAGAGCAGATTACAGAAATGGAATCTTACTTGCCAAGCGACTATGCTGATGCTTATGAAGATTTGCCAGAATAAGTAGTATATTTACATAAAAAAATTATGGAAATTACTAAAGAACAAATTGCAAGAGTAAATCAAGTTATAAATACATTGCCTATCGCTGTGTTAGCACAAGCGCAAGAGATTGTAAAAATACTAAACGAGTCAATACCAAAAGAAGATGATTAAGATTGGCAAATATGCTTTTAAAGACGAGGAAACCACTGATGCTAAAATAAAGGCATTAGGGGAAAACTCACACGCTATTGTTAAACTTGGGCATATAATTTTAAAAAAGGCAGAAAATGTAGATGACTATGTATTTAGCGATAAATATCACATAGACGTTATGTGGGTAGGCTTAGATGACCACCCTTACGGCTGGAAGTCTGCTGCTGTTGGAAACATAGATGATAACGGAGTACACATCTTTTATGGTGTGGACTATCAAACAAATAAAATGTAATGGTAAAAGGATTAAGATACTTAGCGGACAAAATAGAATTATTGCAATTTTATCTTATTGCTAAATGGAACGCTTTTTTAAAAGGCTTAATGTTATGAATTTGCAAGACGTGAGATTGTACTTATTTAATCTAATTACTTTGGGAATTAGCTTTACTGCTGTTGAAAATAGTTTAAAGATCATACTTCTTTTGGCTTCAATTATTTATACAATTCAAAAGATATACGACACCTACAAAAAAAAGAATGAAGCTGACAAAGAACTTTAATCTAAGCGAGTTTAATTGCAAAGGCAATCTTGATTCTTGTGATTGCAAAATGTCAGATGAGGTCTTTAATAATGTTCAAGAACTGGCGGAAAATTTACAAATTGTGAGAGATGAATTACAAGAGCCTATAAAAATAAATAGTGCTTATAGGTGTGAGGCTTGGAATGGTTTAAATGGCGGGTCTTTAAAATCACAACACTTGCAAGGTAAGGCAGCAGACATAGTTGTAAAAAACTTTACACCAGATGAGGTTGCAAATGCCATTGACAAACTACAACAAGGTGGTTTTATAAAATGTGGTGGGTTAGGTAGGTATGACACTTTCACACACATAGACATAAGAGGTACTGAAGCACGTTGGGATTATAGAAAAAACAACAATGCCTAAAAAGAAGTTTAAAGATACAACAGTAGGAAAGCTGCTTTTAGGTGCAGCAAAGGTAATTAACCCAGCTTTGGGTAATGTGCTTGAGGGTGTTATATCTCCAGGCGAAGCGATCAAAGAAATAACTAAGTCCGACATATCAACAGAGGACAAGATAAAACTTCAGCAATTAATACACGAACAACAAAACAAAGAGATAGAAGAAACCACAAAGCGATGGGTAAGCGACAATAGTACTGATAGTTATCTTACACGCAATATAAGACCCCTTACACTTGCCTTTTTAACTCTTACACTATTTATATACATAATATTAGATAGTTCTTTACAAGGCTTTAAAATAGATTCTAACTGGATAGACTTACTTTCTTCGCTTTTATTATTAGTCTATGGTGGATATTTTGGTATGCGTTCTGCTGAAAAAATAACTAAGAACTGGAAAAAGTAATATTCTATTTTTTTTTCTAAAATTTAATTAATAACTTTGAACTTTTTATTATAAAATTATGTTATGCTTAAATAAATATATATTTAGGGAAACATAAACAGATAAAGAAAGGGAAACATAAACAGTTATAATAAAATAATGACTTCTGGGGTCTAATCTAATGCCAAAAAAACCATCTCGTAAAAATATTATAAAAAAACTTGATACTGTGTTTAGTGAGTATATAAGAAGAAAATATGCTGACAAAAACGGAATAGTCAAATGTTTCACTTGTAGCAAGAAAGCATACTGGAAAGGTCAAGGTATGCAGAACGGACACTTCATAAGTAGAGCATCAAGAATACTTAGGTGGAATGAAGATAATTGCAGACCACAATGTTATGGTTGTAATTGTATGCGGTACGGACAGCAGTACATTTTTGCACAGAACTTAAATAAAGAGTTTGGCTATGATAAAGCAGACGAGTTACTACAAAAGTCAAGACAGACTATAAAACAAGCAGATTTTGAACTTATAGAACTTATAGATCACTATAAAAGTTTAGTTGAAAAATTACCTAATTAAATAAGTATTTAGTATATTTGCTTAATATTCTATGTTTTTGTTTTATGGCTAACCAGCCCAATTAAGCCACCTTGTAAAGGGTGGTTTTTTTGTTGCTTAAGTGTTTACATTTTGTTTATTAACTTTTTTTTAATAACTTTGGGGAAACTTAAAACAAATACAATGACATATAAAATGATTTCCTTACTTGATAGGCTTAAGCCAGAATATTCAGAAGAACTTGCTAAAGTAAACCTTAAATACCCTGGTATTATTGCAACTATTTCTAATGACTTAGAAGAAGAAAGTGTAATACAAAATCTAAGATACAGAACTATTTTAGATATTAAATTTGTAATTGGTGTAGATAACCCATTTGTAATGTTTAAAGACTTATAAGATGACACATTACGAAGATGTTAAACGAGCAGCTACCCCAACAACGATAGATTACTTAAATGCAAGGATAGAAGCCTTAGAAAGACGAGTAAAATACTTAGAACAAATAATAGAAATAGAACACTTAAACACAGAACAATGAATAGAGATAAACTAAAAGAACTATATGAAAAATATAACTTAGACAAATCCGACTTTTTCAAGCATCAGCACTACACGATCATAACAAGACAAGGTATTGACAAAATACAAGCCTTAGAACAAATGGTAGTAAACTATGAAGTGATTAGATGTGAGCCTAACTATGCAGTATTTAAAGCACTTGCAAGTAAGGATGGTAAAAGAATCGAAACCTTTGGTAGTGCCTTAAAAGGCGAGAACTATAAAGACGGAAACACTAACTCTTGGTACGTTGCAGAGATGGCAGAGAAACGTGCTATGAGCAGAGCAGTCCTAAAACTAACTGGCTTCTATGAGTTAGGAGTGTTTGGCGAGGATGAAAGCGAGAGTTTTAAGAAACCCAAAACAGAATACAAAACCTTATGATTAATAATAAACAAATAAATAAATAAACTATGAGTGCATTAATAAACTTTAATTTAAGAGTAGATAAACTCCCTAAGGAGAAATTTATTGCTGGTAAGGAAGGCGCAGTATATGTCAATCTTACAATGGCTGTAAATGATGAAACACGATATGGAAACAATACAAGCGTGTATGTGGCACAATCAAAAGAAGAAAGAGAGGCTAAGAAGCAACGTCAATACTTAGGCAATGGAAAGGTCTTATGGACTGACAACAACATTGTCCTGGCAGAAAGAGAGCCACAAGCCGAGCCAGTTACAACTACTGAAAAAGCAGATTTACCATTTTAATTAAAGGGGGGTTTTTTAACCCCCTTTTTTTTATACCTTTACTAAAACAAAAACAAACATATAATAAATGACCGAACAAGAAACAACTCAACAAATGCTAATGGAACTTATAAAAGAGGAATGTGCCATAGACACTTCTTTAGAAATTGAGTACCCAGAGATTGCTTTGAGTTATGGCGAAAAAACAATACAAACTAAAAGAGGTAAAAAAACATACCCAGTACCAATATCAAGTTTGGGCAATATAAGTTACGTTACAGCTCCCCCAAAATCAAAAAAATCTTTCTTTATATCTTTACTTGCTTCAGTTTATTTAAGCGACAATAATAACTTTGGAGGTAACATAAAAGGACACAGAGGTAATAAGTGCTTAATCCATTTCGATACAGAGCAAGGACATTTCCACGCAGCAAGATGCTTTAGACGAGCAACAGATATGGCAAACCTAAAAGACAATGGATGTTATCAAACTTACGCTTTAAGAACATTAACCTATAAACAACGCTTAGAGTTTATAGAGTGGACGTTAAAAGAAAATAAAGAAAATGGCAAAGAAGCTGGTTTAGTTTTCATAGATGGTGCGGCTGATCTCGTCGCTGATGCCAATGACCTACCAAGCTGTAATGAAATGGTGGCTAAACTTATGCAACTATCAACACGCTACAATACACATATAATGGTTGTAATGCACCAAAACTATGGTAGTTCAAAACTTGGAACTGGTCATCTTGGTTCGTTTCTTGAGAAAAAAGCGGAAACAGTTATAGAATTAGAACTAAACACAACTAACAAAGAATGGGTTACTGTTATATGCAGAAGGTCAAGAGGCTACTCTTTTGAAACCTTTAGCTTTAGTATAAACGAGTTAGGACTTCCTTTTGTAGTTGGCGATATATACGACCCCTTAAAATACTTTGTAACAACTGAAAAGAAATTAGGTTAATGAAATCACTTGTTGAACTTGCTTACGATAAGCACAAAAACTGGATAAGCATTGTTAGATCTTTCGGCTGTAAACCAAGTTTAGCAGAAGATGTTGTACAAGAAATGTACATCCAGCTTATATGCGATGTACAAAAAGGCTTAGACCTTTACTATAATGGCGACTGCAACACTTACTATATATATAAGGTATTGCGTGGAATATACCTCAACACCCACAAGAAAGAGGCACGGATGATAAAAACATACATAGAAGACATAGATGGAGAAGTAAGGCAAATAGATGACTTAGGAATAGACGAGGTACAATATGCAAAGGATAAAACTAAAATAGACAACTTACTTGCAGAGATGCGCTGGTACGATAGCAAGGTATTTACTTTAGTAGCTTCTGGGCAGAGCGTAGCATCACTTAGCAGGGAAACAAAGATAAGTTATTATAGCCTTTACAATACTTACAGAAACGCACTTAAACACATAAAAGATAATATATGAGATTAGGAGATTTAGTTTACTACATTACTTATTATACTGGAATACGTTGGATAGTTAAAAAGATATGGGGAGATAGATGCGGATGCGACCAACGCAGAGAAGATTGGAACGATATAGATATAGACCTATGGAAGAAATAGACAAAAAAGATTGGCAGCAGTTCAAAGCTGATGTCAAGAGTAAGCTATCACAAGAACAATATAAGCTATTGTGTAGGCTTCACTCTAAGTATTACAAGCACAACTATCACGAGCCTTGCAGTTGCAATCCTAAAAGACTTGTTCAATGGATTGCAGATATAGACAAGATTTATGATTAAGAATGTACACAAGTGGGAGAAGGCTGTAATACTGTTGCTAAATGCTGATGGTTGGAACTTAACACATACTGGCAAAGGCTTTGAGCATTACGACGCTATCGGTACAAGTCCTAAAGGCAAAGAAGTAGTAATAGAATTTAAATTTAGAAACAAATACTACAAAGAAAAAATGCTTGAGGTTTACAAGTACGACAAACTAATAGATACTGGTAGGATAGCTTTGTATTTTGTTAATGATCCCAAAGGCAATTATATGTTCTGGCTTAACAGCCTCCAGGACTTAAAAGAACAAGATATGTACTGCCCAGATACTACGCTATGGACTAAAAAGAAAGTCCTAAAGCCTTGTTATTTGATTGACGAGAGCCAAGCATCTATAATAAATTTAAACGATTTTAAGAAGTAGAGTAAAAAAAGTTTGTTTATAATTTGTTTATAACAAATATTTTTATTTTATTTGTGATGTAATTAAAAACAATGGATAACAAAAAACGAGTGGCTAAAATTGCTAAACTAACACTGACAGCAAGAGTTTAGGGTTAGCCACCAACAAAAAACAAAAACAATTATGAACGACGAAAACAAAACACAAATTAAAGACCTTTTACAAGAGTTAGAAGATAACGTAAATCGCACTAAATATTATCTTGAGAGAGATATAGATTTACCTAACATAAAAATTACCTTTTTTGATAGGTTAAGATTTTACTTCAAAGATTTGCTTTTAAAATTACATTGGTTAATTTAAAACATATGAGAACACTTACAGAAACAGAAAAGGCTTGGATAACTATGATGGTTCAAGCCTACGGAATGAACGAGCAAACTGCACTATCTTATATTCAAAACGTGAATACAAACAAATGAGAACGCAGTTAGATGACTTACGCAAAGAGTTAAAACAAATAGATGCTATCTTGTATTACGACACTTATAAGAAATCTTTAACCAAAGAGAAAAAGATAGAGTTAGAAAACAGAGCATCTGAAATTAGAAGCATAATAATAAACATACAATAAGATGAAAAAGACAAAAACTGGATTACATATAGAAACACGCAAAAACAGAATAGAGGTTTACACCCAAAAAGAGTTGGAAGCCATAGAACTTAAAAAAGAACGTCAAAGAGAAATAATCATACAATGTGCTGTATTTTTTCTGTTAGCAGTATGCGTAGCCTTTGGTTACTTAATTGGTTCTGCGAGTTAGTATGGACTTACTACAAAAACAATCCTACGGACTGTGGTACTCATTCTTAATTGAGAAACTTATTGACTGGCAAGAAGAAAAACCTAACAACAAAGATTTAAAAAACTGTGTTAAGGCGATCACAGAAATAGGAATACTCTCAAGTCAGTTAATTACAGAGGTAGAGATACTAACCAAGAAAGTAGATTTAATAAGACACGAAAAAAACAAAGAGATAAAAAAACTAAAACAAGAACTAAAACAATATGAAATCTAAAATAAAACTATTAGACAATAAGTACTACGACAAAGCAGAACTGCTTAAGCGTATGCAAGATGACGATTTTTACTATGGGGAACTAAACACCCTTGCGCTTAGTAGTAGTAGCCTTAAACAGCTTCTATCAAGTCCTAAGACGTATAAGTTTAGCTTAGAGTATGGGAGTGGCGAAAGCCAAGCTTTAAGGGATGGTTGGTTATTCCACACCGCCATATTAGAGCCAGAGGTATTTGCAGCGCAAACCTTTATAGATGTGCAAAGCAAGAACACAAAAAAGTTTAGAGATGCCAAAGCTGAAAACCCAAGAGTATTTACTGCAAAAGAGCGTAGTGATGCTGATAGGCTTGTAGATGCGTTCTACCGCAACGAACACGCAAAGGAATTAATTACTAAAGCAGAGTTTGAGATACCAGCAATAGATAACGTCTTAGGCTTTCCGTTTAGAGGCAAGGCTGATGTGTTAGCTGACAATAGAATAGTAGATTTAAAAACAACTTCATCAAGCGTAAAAGACTTTAGCTACTCGGCACAAAAATACTCTTATGATGTGCAATGCTATCTGTATTGCAATTTGTTTAAGAAAGATTTTAAGTCATTCTATTTTTTAGTACTTGACAAGAAAAGCCTTGACATTGGTATCTTTAACTGCTCAGAAGAATTTTATTACAGAGGCGAACAGAAAGTAGAGAAAGCACTTGACTTATACAACAAGTTCTTTATAGAGGGGGCAGATTTAGATAACTATTGCTTAACTGGGGAATTATGAAACAAAAGAAACACACACAAATACAACGCATACTTAGACTTGAAAACATAGTTGCCCAAATGTATGTAAAGTTAGAGGCACTAAAACTAATAATAGACAAAGACAATGAAAAAGAGAAGTCAGAGGATTGATTACATAAGCGGAACAGAAACCGCATACACAATGAAAGAACAAAAGGCTGGTGTATATGACGAGCCAAACAGAAAAGAAATGCCAGTATTTAGCGGAGTACTTAAATACTTTCCAGATGCAATAAGAGAAGTGGCTAAAACATCTTGGATAGGCAACCAACAGCACCACCCAAACAAGCCTTTACATTGGGATAGATCAAAGAGTGGCGATGATTTAGATGCTTTATCAAGGCACTTAATGGAAGCTGGAGAAATAGACACAGACTTAATAAGACACTCAGCTAAAGTAGCTTGGAGAGCCTTAGCCAACTTACAAAAAGAATTAGAAGAAAATGGGGAAGCACCCCTTAGTGATTATAACTTAAACAAAGAACAATGGTAATACACAACTACATATTTGACAGTTACAGAATAGAACAAGAAAAAATAAAGGAAGCAATAGAACTTCTAAAAGAAAACGGATACATTATACAAAAGAAAGAAGAAGTATGAAGATACTAAACTTATACGCTTGTTTAGGTGGTAATAGATATAAATGGGATGAAGTAACAGACGTTGAGGTTACTGCTGTTGAGTGGGATGAGGAACTGGCAAGATTATACCAGGAACGCTTCCCACAAGACACAGTAATAGTAGCAGATGCACACCAATACTTATTAGACCACTATAAAGAGTTTGATTTTATCTGGAGTAGTCCACCTTGCCCAAGCCATAGTAGAGCAAGAGGATGGAATACAAAACTTGAAACCAAATACCCAGATATGAAGCTGTATGAAGAAATAATAATGCTTGAAACAGTTGCAAAAGGAGAAAACCCAAGATTTAAAGGGAAGTATGTAGTAGAGAATGTTATACCTTACTACCAACCTTTAGTGCCAGCACAAAAAAGAGGCAGACATTTGTACTGGACTAATTTTATGCTGCCTTTAAATATAAACGAAAGAGCAAACCCACAAATAGGAAACACTAAAAATGAGGTAGATGCTTTTTCAGAATTTCACGATTACAACTTTAGGCAATACAAAGGGAGGCAACCGATGAAAAAAATAGCAAGGAACTTAGTAGATTATGAAGCTGGCAAGACAATACTTGAAACAGCGATAGGAGTAATAACAAAACAAAATGTAAAACAAACAGAACTATTTTAATATGAAATTAGAAACAATTAGAGATACAATCAAAGAAATAAACAACATTGATATCTTAGAACAAACAAGACGTAGGGAGGTGGTAGAGATGCGATGCGTAGCAAACCACTATATGAGTACAGTAAAACAAATGCGCTTAACAGACATACAGCGAGAGTATAAACGATGTGGATATAACATCCACCACGCAACTATATTATATCACATAAGGAACTATGATCAAAACGCTTTCTACAATACAGACTTAGAACTTGTTTTTAAAACACTTATTGGTAGTCCTAAACTTTATGTCTTACAACAAATACCAAAAGCTACTGATAAGCAGATAGAACAGATAGAAGAAATACTTTTAGGATGACAATAAAGTACGGAACACAATACAAATTAAATACAGAAGAACAAGAACTTATTACTAATATGTCTAATAAGATATGTAATCAAGGAAGAACATATTTTAAAAGTAAATATAAGATAGATAGAAAAATGGAGTTAAATCAAATGAACTTAAATGGGTTTGGTGCTGAACTTGCTTTTTGTAAACTATGTGATATACCCTTTGATTATACTACTAATGAATATGAAAACCATTTTAATAAAGTAGATGCAACTTTAAAAAATGGTAAGACAGTAGATATAAAAAACACAATATACAAAACGGGTAAACTGCTTATTAGACAAGGTAAAGAAAAAATGAAAGTAGATTTATATGCTTTGATGATAGGAGAATTTCCAAACTATGTTTTTAGTGGATGGGCATCTTATGAAGATATCATAAATCCTAAAAATTTACAGCAGTTTAAATATAGTAAATCGTATGTTTTAACACAAGAGCAACTAAATAAAGAACTTGATGTACACTAAAAAAAAATAAGTTTGTTTATATATTAGTAGTTTGATTAATCAAAGTTTTTCAAAATATGAAAGTAGAAAACAGAGGCGGTTCAAGACAAGGTGCTGGTAGAAAGCCAAAGGCACAAGAGCAAAAGCTAATAGAACGCTTAGACAATATAATAGACAAAGACGAAGCAATAGAAACATTAGGTAAGTTAGTAGCCAAAGGCGATATGAGAGCCTTACAAACCTATTTAAGCTATCGTTACGGAAAGCCAAAGGAAAGTATGGACATCAATAGTTCGGAAGGTTTAAACATCAATTTTAGAGATTTAATTAAGTTCGTTGATTGAGGTAAAAAAGAAATATTTACCTATTATTGAAAACGATAGTAGGTACTTTATTGTGAGTGGTGGGCGTGGATCTGGAAAGTCATTTTCAGTAAACGCCCTTTTAGTTATGCTTACTTATGAAGCTGGACACGTTATACTATTCACACGCTACACATTAACCTCAGCATACATCTCAATCATCCCAGAGTTTTTAGACAAGTTAGAACAGTTCGGCTCGATAGAACATTTCCACATTACTAAGGACGAGATCATAAACAAAAAGACTGGCAGCAAGATAATCTTTAGAGGTATCAAAACATCAAGTGGCGACCAGACTGCAAACCTTAAATCTCTCCAGGGTATTACTACTTGGGTAGTAGATGAAGCTGAGGAATTAACAGACGAGCAAAAGTTTGACACCATAGACCTAAGTGTAAGGCAACAAGGCAAAGCCAATAGAGTAATACTTATATTAAACCCCACAACCAAAGAACACTTTATATATAGACGTTTCTTTGAGGAACGAGGGGTGCAAGAGGGAAGCAATACCCAGAAAGAAAACACAACCTACATACACACCACTTACATAGACAACATAGACAACCTTTCTAAAAGCTACATAGACCAAATAGACCAAATGCGTAAGCGCAGACCAGAGAAATACAAACAACAAATGCTTGGTGCTTGGATGTCTAAAGCTGAGGGTGTTATATTTAGCAACTGGGTTATAGGAGAGTTTAGAAGAACAAGCGTAAGTGTGTGGGGTCAAGATTATGGTTTTGCAGCAGACCCAAGTACTTTAGTTGAGGTAAACATAAACACCAGCACTAAGACAATCTATTTAAAGGAATGCTTTTACTTGCCAAGACTAACAACATCACAAATAGCAGAACTAAACCTAAAACACGCTAATAGCGGTTTGATCGTGGGAGATAGTGCGGAGCCAAGACTACTAAGCGAGATAAAAGCCAAAGGGTGTAATGTAAAGCCAAGCATAAAAGGTCAAGGTAGTGTAACATACGGAATAAGCCTACTACAAGACTATGACTTAGTGGTAAGTCCAGACAGTACAAACCTCATCAAAGAGTTAAACAACTACCGATGGTTAGAGCGTAAATCAAACACACCAATAGACAAGTACAATCACTTAATAGATGCGATAAGATACGCAGTAGGATACCAGTTGCAAAACCCAAATAGAGGTAAGTATATAGTTCACTAAAATAATTTAAAATTGTTTATATATTAATAAGCAAAGTAATATGAAAGTTAATCTAAGAATACCAACAAGCCTTAATGAGATAACACTTGGACAGTACCAGGAGTTTGCTAAGTTAGATGGCAAGTTAGAAGATACACACGATACAGCGATACAACTTAAGATCGTAGAGATATTTTGTAAAGTGCCAGAGATAGTAGTTCGCAATATGAAAGCCACAGACATAGCAGAGGTATGCGAGATTATTAATACTATGTTCAACACTAACCACCAACTAATAAATAAGTTTAGCTTAGGCGGTGTAGATTATGGCTTCATCCCAGAGTTAGACGATATGACCTTTGGCGAGTATATGGACTTAGACACTTTCATA